AAAACCACGCGCCCCCCGGCGGAGATGGTGAAATCCCGTAACATGCATAATCTCATGTGCAATGACACCCTCCGCCTGTGCAACGCTTTGTTGCTCAAGCCAGCCACGGTTATAGTAGACATGCCTGCCATCCGTCGCGATTGCAGGGACAGAATCGGTTGCTATAAATTTCAACTGAAACGACATACATGCATGGAACGGGTGACCTCTGATCAGCCGTTTTCTCGCCGCCTTTATAATTTTTTCTGCATCCATCTTGTTACTCCTAGTAGTGTGTTGTGTTGTGTTGTATTGTGCGTTGCAGGCAATAGCCATTCAACCTCAAATAGCTATTACCCTGATCAGCGTCAATCAATCGTAAAACCCAGCCAGCTTACTGACGATGCCCTTGGCTTTCTCAGCCGTTGCCATCCGCTTGCCGTCATCCTCCCGTAGCTCCTCTGCGGTGCCAATGTCGCCCAGCTTTTCCGCTAGATCATTAGCAGCCTGAGTCAGCGCAGGGTCTCCCGTCAGGTTCAACGCGGGGAGAATCTCAGTGATTTCCCTTATCTTATCTATGTTGTTTGAGGAAAACTTGCTGGCCCTCTGGGCGCCATCGGCCTTGAGACCATGACGCTCCAGCCCAGAAATCAAATCGCCCAACGCAACAAGGACTCTGTCATGCACAACCTTCATGGCGTTGTCAATCTGACCAGTAACCCGCTTTTCAGTGGCCGCCTCGATCTTGGCAATCTTGGCTTTGGGCAGGTCGAGCATTGCTGAGATGTTTTCATTCGTCATGGGCAGATAGTCATATTCGTAGTCAGCCCTGTATGCCCCGACCACCTCATCAACGGGCGGGTAATCGCAGATATTGAAGGCGTCACCCAGTAACAGCCTGTCGCGCTCAATGTAGTCGCTGTATTCTTGGCGTAACTGTGGCAGTCTCTCCAGCATGCTATCCCGTTTGGCGTCCCACGCAGCCTCAAACTCATCCAAAATAACGTTGCGGATCAGATGCTCTCCTACCCTGAATGGCAGTGTTTTTTTACGGATTATTTGGTTGGTGAATTGCCCGTGAAGGCGGTTCAACTCCTTGATCACCGGCGAATGCAATAATCTTTTGTGGGTGCTGATGTAGTCAGGATCAGCGTCCAGCGCCTTGGCAATCTTCACCCTCAATTCTTCCGCGAGGGGTTTGCTGTTGCTCCACTTGCCCAACTGAGTCCTGACAATCAGAACTGAAGTTGTGACCTGTTTGATGTCGATAGTCATATATGTCTCCCTAGTTTTAGTTTCTGTGTCGTGCTTCAACCAGCACGGCAATAGCCATTCGCAGGAATGGCTATTAACTTGATGGTTGCAGGGCGGTAGCCATTCAGTCTCAAATGGTCACCGCCCTGATGCTCACAGGTTGTTGTCAATCTTGAATTGACCGTACTCCACCGTGTTGAAGAACGCCTCATCGCGCATGGTCAACACTTTGAAGAAAATTGACAACAGCTCATTATCCATGCGCTTGATGAAGCCTACCGCGTTGCCAATGTTCTCCTCGCTGCACCGCTTCGCCAGTATCACCGTAGTGGCATACTGGGTTGACAATTCAAACGGAACAGTAGCCTGATCAGGATGGTGCAGGATCACACTAACGTCACTGATCCCCTCAAATACAGCGAGGAACCCAGTGAACTCAGCCGCTGCACCCTTGCCAACAGCGCCTTCAAATGCGGCATGCTGCAAGTCAGTGGGCAATTCTGCTCTCAAAATATTGTTGACAGCGGCCCAAGTTCTGGGCGTTGCGATAGCAATGTGCCCTTTTGGACACCCGCCATCTGGATATTGGTGGATCAACCCAGCGGTTTCAATCTCGCCATCTCCGCGCAGAGTGGGTCTTCCACGATAATCGAGAAAGGCATACAGCTTTGCGTCCCAATTATTCGCGTTGGCGTATTCCAGAACCTCATCGACATCAGGTGTGATGTTGAGATGGGTCGCAAATCGCCCAGTCACTGCGGTATCAATTCGCCCATGCACACCGGCGCCGTCTTCAGGGCGGTTGCTTGCCGCAATCACAACCCATCCATCGGGTAGCTCGTAATCACCCAGTTGGCGCTCATGCAACAACTGATAAAACGCCGCTTGGACTGACGGAGTCGCGAGCATAAACTCGTCCAGCAGCAGGATACCGAATTCACCATCACGCTCGACACGGGGCAACCATGCCGGGATAGCAAATGAGGTTTCTCTCCGCTTGTTTACCGTTGGCACTCCACGGGTGTCAACCGCTGCCAACTGGGAACCTCGTACATCGATCAGCCCCCACCTGTGACCCGTTGCCTCCGCGAGCCTCTTAACTATTTCCCGAACAATGGCAGACTTGCCAATCCCGGGGGCACCCCACAGAAATATGGGTTTGTTGGTCACCGCAATCAGTCGTTCAGTGATTGTTGCCGCTTCGAGCAGCGTGACCGTCGCTATATTGAAAGCCATTTTTTTTCTCCTAGTGTCGATGTGATCTGCCATCGTCAGGCCCGGGACAATCAATCCCCGGACAACACCCTCTCCGGGGGTGTTTCGGCTTGGTTAGAATTTGCCTGCCGCACATTGCAGGCAGGTGATACCGTTGGCTCTCCAGAAATCGACAACCTTCTGCCGATCATCCACCGTGAACAGGATATTGTCCTTGCTCATGCGGGTCAGGATGTTGTCGAGCATGTCCTGTTTAGCTTCAGAATCTGGGATAAACCGATCTTCATCAGGCCGCATCAGGAGCAATGGTTTAGTGGGTGTCCAAAAGGGCACATTGCCAGCGGTGACAGTTTTCAGAAACGCGAGAGTACCCTCCCGATACATCTCAGGTCTGCCAGTGCAGTAGATGATTTGGTAGCCTTGTGCTGCAACCATCTGATGCAGCGCAACGATTGGGGCGTTATGTACGTCCCCATCCATTGCTTCAAAAAACTCATCAAATTTCTTGGCTTTTGCCAAATGCACACGGTGCGTTATGTCTGCCAGTGTTCCGTCAATGTCGAATATCACCGTTGGCACATCATCTATCCGACTCAGCGCAAGATAGTAGTCGCCAACATACTTCTTGTTTCTGTCCCATACATGGATATTGCTCATAATTTTCTCCCTAGTGGTAGCAGTGGTAGTGTTGTCAAAATCGTGCCGACCAGCACGGCAATAGCCACTCAGCTCAAATAGCTATTGCCTTATTGATCAATTGGGCACCCCCTTGGTAACTGGTATCAAAGGGGGGGCTTTCGCCCTCCCCTGTTGATTTCATTCCGCATTTTCTCCCAGATATTCTTCAAGTTTGATGACCCTATGGGGTTGACCGTCCACATACTCATGCAGAACAACGTTGTCTGCGTCAGGGTCTGCCAACAATTTAAGCGCCTCATTGATTGCGACATCTAGATCATACAGGTCGACAGCTATAATCTTGAAGCTCAAAGCATCCTCGTAGTAGATGCGATAGGTTTCTGAGTCCTGCCACTCGATGAGCTGATCCTTGCCGCTGACCGTGTCAGCCTTGTCGATACGGACGTATCTCTCGCCGTAGTTCCCATCGAGCGCTATATGATCAAGATACCGCCGATAGCTGCCATGCTCCCCAGCAATCCGATCAATCCGATCAATAGCCTTGAGGTTCAAGGCACCGACAAATTTGTCCACCGCCTCATAGATTTTCATATTTGTTTCTCCCTAGTTTTTGAAGTTGATCCTGCAAAATCGCAGGCGATAGCAACTCAATCGAGTTGCTATGGTCTGCAAAATTTTTCTTAAGAGTGACGACTCGGTTGAATCTGCCGTCTTTGACAGAAGTTTGAAACATCCGCAAGCTGTTCGTGCAGATGACTTACGTCAAAATTTTGCAGATTGGGGGCGCTGAACATTTTGTTTGTTTTGTCGCTGTTTTCTTGCGCCTCCGGTGTCAGCCCTTTTTCAATAAGCAGGCCGTGTCGCTCCAAAACGCACACAACATGATTGATGTGAATGCCGGACGGCAGGCAAACAATTTTACCGCTACTGTCGAGGATTCGTAAAGTGGGCATGACCTGTCCTGCGTAGTGAGTAACTTCGTCAACGCAGACAGCGTCGTGTTTTTTTAGGTGTCTCAAAAGTTCTAGATCGTTCATTTTCTTAGTCCCTTTAGTTTTTGAATTTGATCCTGCAAATTAATATCGCAGGCGATAGCAACTCAATCGAGTTGCTATGGTCTGCAAATTAAAGGGAGGGCTTTCGCCCTCCCCTGATGTTAACGCCCCCCCGGGGGCGTTTTGGCTTAGAACTTCCTCCAAGTGGTTCCCTTATCCTCCCTAGTGATGTTCCCATCGGAGTCTCGAGAAACTAATGTAACTGTATGCTTTACTTTTTTTCCCGACTTGTCCCATGTGTATGCGGCAGACCCTTTTTTGGATCGATCAAAGATGACGTCCCATTCTAAAAATTGAGTGACGCCCTTGTATTTCACGTCATACCCCCTGCTCAGTTCTTTTTTGATATGGGCGGCAACGTCTTCATCTATCTCGTACTGCCAAAAAAGATACTGTTCGTCTTCCTTGTCCCAAATAAATACCTGCACCAATGCGCCATTACGACTGACAACTGTCTCGCCTCTGATCTCAACTCCCGTAAGATTTGATAATCGCTCCAATATTGTTGATTTCATTCCGCATTTTCTCCCAGATATTCTTCAATCACTGACGGGTCGTCCGTGATGAACAAATCACCAGCCAACTGATAGCGGCTTCCAGATGTCCAATCGGTCAGACCTCCGGGCTCTCGACCTCGCTGGTCGTGAACTTCGAACCCAACGATCTGCTGAACGTTTGGCCCGTCCACCGACAGCGGCATCAATGTTTCATTGTCCATCCATTTGTTGGCGTCCCTGATGCAGTCATCAATAGTTTCCCCTGTGCCCCAGATGCAATGTCCGTCTTGAATTATCGCGTATCTTGATATTTTCATTTGTCTTTCCCTAGTAGTAGTGTTGTTAAAATCGTGCCGACCAGCACGGCAATAGCCATTCCTGCGAATGGCTATTAACTTGATGCCGGCTTATGAAAGCACTCAACGAGAGTGCCTTCTCATTACTGCAACCCTTACCTCAACCTTCGGCCAAAGCCATTTGGTGGCTGATGATCGCCAAGGACTCCGACCTCTCGTACTGCCAAAAAGCGCAGCCATCCGAGATACCGTGCCTCGTAGGCGTTACTTGCTTGGATAGATCCGTCAAAATACCCATCCGGCCCGTGGAATTCATAGTGACCCGGAAAAGCCGTATAATGATAAATCCACGCGTCTTTGTTAATCCGGAAACCAGCAGCATTAACCTCATCGCCAATGCTGGATAGCAGCATTCGGCAAAACGTTATATTCTCGTTCATTTGTCTCTCCTAGTGTCGATGTGATCTGCCATCGTCAGGCCCAAGGCAATCGACCCTTGGACGACACCCCCTCCAGAGGCGTTTCGGCTATAATGTATTTATTATCTCTCCGTTGGTTTTTGAAAGTGCAAGTCACAACAATTGAAGGCACTCTCGGTGAGTGCCTTCTCAGTTACTCCTCCTCCTCGGCGTCATTCAACAGTACCCTGAGTTCGTGTTGGGCAACTTTCCAAGAGACCTTCGCTAGGATTTCAGTTTGTGCGTCAGACACTTGCTCCGGGCTCCATGCTTCCACTTCAGCAACCTTGGCCTCAACCTTCTCGTTGTTCTCGCGCAGAAGCCGCGCTGCCAAGTCGTACTCACGTCGAGATGGTCGGCTCTTCATTGCAACTCTGATCATTTCCTTTTCCCAAAAGTCGGAGAACGTGCCGTAAGCGAGGTGCCATCCGTACCTGACAGTGCCTGCTTCAACCAAATCGCTGATGCGGTCATTCAAGGCCCGTTTCGCTTGGATCAAACCGTTGGGGTTCCAGTAGTGGAAGGCCGCTCTCATCTTCACGTTCGTGATCTGCTCGATGCTAGTGGCTTCCCTAGTGACAAATTCAAATGTCATTTTTTGTCGCATGTGTTTCTCCCTAGTAGTTTATGTTTCGCCACTGCTGTAGCTCATCAGTACGCCCAGCAACAGGGCGTATACATAAGGCAGATCATGGAATGACCAATGCAGGTCATTCCATGATCTACCGTTTAAAGAGTCTCTCGTCTGCCCGTTCCTGAGCAGTCCCTCCAACCCACGACACCTAGTGTTTTACGATGGGTGCTATATTGTCCAGATTTGGACTCGTTCCATCGCCGCCTTTATCCTCACCGGAGAGAGTTCTTCTTTAATCCCTTTCGGAAACCCCGGAGGGCGGAGGCGGATCATGTCGGAGATCCCGTAACCGTGGTTCTAACAGCTCCACTGAGGGGTGGTGCTGGCGAACTCAAACAACAGAGCTAATTATCGCCGATCAACACCCAATAGTCAACAACTGTTGGCGAACAAATGGTTATGGGCGCCCACAACGGGTGTCCGGTACTGTGTGTTTGTAAGTCATTGATATATAACAAGAATTAGCAATTTAGGGATTTAAGGCGGAACTGATAGTGTGACAAGGGTCTGAGCAAAAACGCCTCACAGGGGCTCAGAATGCGTCTGATGCGTGTCAAGCGTTATTTGTTATTATTTGGTAAATAATTAACAACCCACTCTGGATATCATCGTTCCGGCTGACGGTCTAGAATTGGCCTACCAATAAATGAGGGCGTGACATGGCACCCAAAAAACTAACACCCAAACAGCTGCACTTTGCACGGTGTGTGGCCAGTGGACAGACACAGGCAGATGCATACCGGGAGGCGTACAACCCAAGGGACTCAACCACCAGCGCCAGCATCCATACGCTGGCGTCAAGGGTAGCAACTAAGGTTGAGGTAAGGGCGAGGGTGGAAGCCTTGGTGGCTGCTAGGGAGAGGGCGGTTGCAGCTTCCGCTGTCACGGACAGGCAGAAAGTGACAGAACATCTGAGAGATGCACTTGCCGGGGGAGAGACTGACCAGTTCAGACTTCGAGCAGCTGAGCTGTTAGGCAAGAGCGCTGGGCTGTTTGTCGCTGAGATGAACGTGAACACCAGCGCACAGAGAGATCCAACAGAGGTAGCAGCTGCGATCCAGCAGCGCCTGAGCCAGCTCACCGGACAACCAGTCAGTGAGGATGGCCCCGGACAGACAGGAGATCCCCTAGATGTTGAATCCCCGGAGATTCACTAACAGTTCTACTAAGGGGCGGGATCTGGTATCGGCGCACCCCCGACCCCCCTGAGACTTGGCCGCGCATCAATTTATTGTTACATAGTAATCCGCTCAAATAATCAGGAGATTTTGCGGGTTTTTTTACGAAAAAAATTTCGGCGAAAATCCGGCTAAAAATTTTCCTGCAATTTTTGCAAATATTTTTATTGCATATCTTGTCAAGGGGGGTAATATGTTAAAATCAAAATATTTCTATGTACTAGGAATACTACTAGCCTAGTAGTATTTCTCTAGCTAGAAATACCACTAATTCTTTTTAAGAAGAATTTCTAGCCACTAAAAATACTGCTAGTAATAGTAGTACTACTAGTAACAAGAGGGTTTTCCGTGAAAGATAATAAGGAACGCGAAAGCGAACAGGAATGCGAAAACGGCTGCCTGTTCGATGAAACTGAAACTTGCTTTGAATGTGGCAGACCGAAACCGACTTGGCAGAAGGAACTGGCAGATGGTGAGGATATTATTGGAAAGAGACTCGACATCTGGGGGATCTCCTTCTAGGCGTTATTTATGCCATATAAAAACAAAAAGGATCGGAAGAAGCAGACCAACAAGCCTGTTGGGAGTAAGCCGTTTAAAGCACGGATGGAGCGACAACGTGCCAGACGAAGGGTAGACAAAACGGGCACAGATAGGAACAGGAACGGCAAGGCAGATATCAGAGAAGGCAAAGATGTAAGCCACAACAAGATGTTGAGCCGTGGTGGAACCAACAAAGATGGTTATAAAATTGAAAGTTCCAGTAAAAACCGCAGTCGTAATGGCAAGGTTTCCAAGAGAAAACCCAGACCCAAGAAAAGGAAATAATGTCGCTTGAAAAAAGAATAGACCCGGATCTGCTGGGAAAGGTAAACAGCCTCCCCCTTAACGAACAGGCAGAAATTCTCGATCTGTTTGAAGAACTGGAAGAGGCTGAAAGAAAAGAAAGAGCCAGAGACAGCTTTCTGGGATTTATTGACAGTGCATGGCCTGCTTTTATAGAAGGCAGGCACCACAGCGTTATGGCAGATGCCTTTGAGCGTGTCGCCAAGGGCGAGCTAAAACGGCTGATCATCAATATGCCACCACGGCATACCAAGTCAGAATTTGCATCGTATCTGCTGCCAGCTTGGTTTCTGGGGCTGTATCCTGAAAAAAAGATTATTCAGACAGCACACACCGCCGAGCTGTCTGTTGGCTTTGGCAGAAAGGTTCGTAACCTTGTAGACAGTGCCGACTATAAAGACATTTTCCCGGCTGTTTCATTAAGGGCCGACTCCAAGGCCGCTGGCCGGTGGAGCACCAATAAAGGGGGAGAGTACTTTGCAATTGGTGTTGGTGGTGCCGTTACAGGTAAAGGTGCCGATCTTTTAATTATTGATGACCCGCACAGTGAGCAGGAGGGTCAAAGCCTAGATCCCTCGGTGTTTAATAAGGCCCACGAATGGTATACCTCTGGCCCAAGACAGCGATTACAGCCCGGAGGGGCTATCGTTATTGTCATGACCCGATGGCACAAAAAGGACTTAACCGGCCAGATACTTAAATCCTCCCTGCAAAGAAAAGGGGTCGATGAGTGGGAACTGATTGAGTTCCCGGCGATTATGCCATCTGAAGAGCCGTTGTGGCCTGAGTTCTGGCCGAAAGATGAACTTGTCGCGCTTAGAAACGAACTCCCTGCCAGCAAGTGGAACGCCCAATACCAGCAGAATCCGACCTCAGAAGAAGGCGCACTGGTTAAAAGAGAATGGTGGCGGCACTGGGAAAAAGAAAAACCACCCCAATGTGAATTTATTATTCAGTCTTGGGACACAGCGTTCTTAAAAACACAAAGGGCGGATTACTCTGCGTGTACAACGTGGGGTGTATTTTACATGCCCGACGATGCAGGCTTGGATCAACCTAATATCATTCTCTTGGATGCACATAAAGAGCGGCTGGAATTCCCAGACCTAAAGCGTACCGCCTATGAGTTCTGGACAGAGTGGCAACCCGATGCGTTTGTTGTTGAAGCAAAGGCAGCGGGGACACCGCTTATATTTGAGTTAAGGGCAATGGGAATCCCGGTCAGTGAGTATACCCCGTCCCGTGGCAACGATAAGATTTCCAGAGTTAATGCAATATCAGACATGTTTGCATCTGGAATTGTGTGGGTTCCCGAGAGACGGTTTGCAGAAGAAGTGATCGAAGAGTTTGCTTCTTTCCCCTCTGGAGAGCATGATGACTTGGTTGACTCATCGACACAGGCACTCCTGCGCTTCAGGCAGGGCGGCTTTTTGAGATTAACCTCAGATGAAGAAGACGAGCCTTTCTATCCGAAAAGGGCTGAATATTATTAACGCAGGGGTTCTAGTGTGACCAGTAATGTACCTCAAAATATTAAGAATCTTGTCAAAGGGGAAGAGAATAAACCTTTACATTTAGGTAAAGTGAAAGAAGCCGAAGTTTATGCTGATGGGGATGGATGGTCAGCAGGATTTGGGCATTATCTAGGTAGAAAGGTAAAGGAAGGCGATCTATGGATCAATACTGATGACAACAAGCGCTATAGAGCCGCAGTTGATGATGCAGATAAAATCGCCGCTGGTGCATGGATACTAGTAGACGATGCAGCAGCAGCGAATAGCAAGATTGTTACGCAGGCAGAGTATGACGAGCTGGACGAAGCTAACCGCCTAGACGCCTACATAGCCGCCTTTGTTCAGCCCGACACTCCTGCTACCGCCGAAGAACTTAAAAAATATCCTCCGGGGTCAATAGTACCTCAAGACCAAGTAAATGATTGGTTTGAAGTGGACATATCTAAAAGCTATAACGCGGCTGTAGCTCAAAATAACCAATTACCTAAAGACGTAGAGATTGGCCGCCTTACTTCTGTAAATTATCAACTAGGTACAAGTTGGAATAATGACTTTGTAGACACTTGGGACTTTATGCAATCAGGTCTCTGGCCAGAAGCGTCCCAAGAGGCTTTAAATTCACTATGGGCTAGAGAACAAAGTCCTGCAAGAGCTCAAGAGTTTTCTAATGCTTTAATTGATAACGATCTAAGCACTGAAGAAGTTACACTGTTTCCAAGACGACAGAACCTAGCGGCACAAGGTGTGGACACACCAACCGAGATGCCTGAAGGGTTCAATGCAGGTGGACGCACAAGACTAATTTAGAGGTTAGATTATGGCGACAGAAAAAGGGCTGAATATTATTAACGCAGGGGTTCTAATGGCAGAATATTATCGTCGGCAGGATTTCCATTATTTAGAAATATATTGATACCGGAGAAGGCAATGCCTAGTTATTACGACAGCAAAAAGAGCAACCCGAAAAAATCCAAGAAGGTTGCCGGTTATAAGAAAGGCGGGAAAACCGTTGCCAGAGGCAGTGGTGCCGCAAGAACCCAGTACTTCAGAAAAAACGGGTAATGAATGGGTGAATAATCGTGGCTATTGATAAGGCTTTGTATGGGTCGCCTTTCCCCGCAGGGGGGGAGGAAGTCCAGATTGAAATCGCTAACCCGGATTCTGTTTCTATAGAGACAGAAGATAGTGAAGGCGGTGTAATAATTGATTTTGACCCGGATATGGGAGGTCTTGGCGGTGAAGGCCACGACGATAATCTGGCAGAAGTTCTCTCGGAAAAAGAACTCAATATTATCTCTCTCGATCTTATCGGGTTGTATACCTCAGACAAAGAAAGCAGGTCAGACTGGGAAAGGGCTTATATCGACGGCTTGGATCTTCTTGGTTTAAAGCATGAAGACAGAACTGTCCCTTGGGATGGTGCCTGTGGTGTCTTCCATCCCCTCCTGACTGAGTCTGTTATTAAATTTCAGTCTCAGGCAATACAGGAAATTTTCCCGGCTAGTGGCCCCGTTAAGACATCTATTATTGGGCAAATAGATGGCGAGAAGGAAAAGCAGGCCCACCGAGTTCAGAACTACCTGAACTATCTCCTGACAGAAAAAATGACGGAATATCGCAGCGAAACAGAGAAGATGTTGTTTTCTCTGCCGCTGGCGGGGAGTGCGTTTAGAAAGGTTTACTATGATTCGAGTATGGGCAGACCTTGCAGTATGTTTGTTCCTGCTGAGGATTTTGTTGTTAGCTACGGGGCATCCGATCTTGTTACCTGTGAACGTGCAACCCATGTTATGCGGAGAAGTGTTAACGAGGTAAGGAAGTTGCAGGTCTCCGGGTTCTATCGAGACATGGATTTGCCTGCTTCAAGCCCAAATATTGACCGTATTGAGGAAAAATACAACAAGCTTACTGGTGATTCCAGCAGCTATGACTACGACTCAAGGCATACAATCCTTGAGATACAGGTTAATCTGGATCTTCCCGGCTTTGAAGACAAAGACGGGGGTGAGCCAACAGGAATTCAGCTGCCTTATGTTGTCAGCATAGATTTATCTTCTCGTCTTGTTTTGGCTGTTCGCCGTAATTGGTATGAAGGCGACGAGCTTAAATTAAAACGTGAGCATTTTGTCCATTACCAGTACATGCCCGGGCTGGGCTTCTATGGATTTGGGTTAATCCACATGATTGGAGGGCTTGCCAAGTCGGCAACCTCATTATTAAGACAACTAGTGGATGCTGGCACCTTATCTAACCTCCCCGGAGGACTAAAAGCCAGAGGATTAAGGATTAAGGGCGACGATACCCCGATTATGCCCGGAGAATTCCGGGACGTAGACGTCCCCGGCGGTACAATCAAGGATAATATCTCATTTTTGCCTTATAAAGAGCCGAGCAACGTCCTTTATCAGCTAATGGGAGACATTGTAGAGGAAGGCAGGCGATTTGCGTCTGCTGCCGACGTAAAGGCTGCGGATATGAACGCAGAAGCGCCTGTTGGCACCACTTTGGCAATTTTAGAGCGCTCAATGAAGGTTATGAGCGCGGTTCAGGCCCGATTACACTCCTCTATGAGGGTGGAATTACGCATTTTAAGCCAAGTTGTTCATGATTTTGGGCCAGAGGAGTACCCCTACGCGACCAAAGGGGAGCAAGTCGTTAGTTCTGACTTTGATGACTCGGTAGATATCATTCCTGTCAGTGATCCCAACGCCGGAACGATGGCACAGAGGATTATGCAGTACCAAGCGGCGTTACAATTGGCCGCCCAAGCCCCGGAAATGTACGATATGCCGCTATTACACCGGCAAATGCTGGATATTCTGGGCATTCAGGACGCAGAGAAGATTGTTCCCAACGAGTCTGACGTTAAACCAACAGATCCGGTCAGTGAGAACATGAATATCATTAACGGCAAGCCTGTTAAGGCGTTTATTTATCAGGATCATGAGGCCCACATCCAGACTCATATGGCATTACCTGAAAATCCGAAAGTTATGGAGGTCATGCAGAAAAGCCCGAACGCAAAAACCGCAATGGCCGAAATGGCAGCACATGTTCAGGAACACTTGGCCTTTCAATACAGAATGCAGATTGAAAAAGAACTGGGTGTCCCGTTACCTGCCCCAGATGAAACGCTGCCAGAAGATATTGAATACAGAATATCAAGGCTTGTTGCCCCCGCAGCGGCCCAGCTCTCTGGGAAAGCGGCCCAAGAACAACAGATGGCGCAACAGCAAGAGCAGATGCAAGATCCTATTATTCAAATGCGCCAGAAGGAACTTGAGCTGAAGCAGGCAGACATACAGCGCAAAGCAGAAGCGGAGATGGCTAAAATCCAGCTTGATATGCAAAAAGCAATGGCTAAAGCGCAGCTTGACCAACAGAAGCTGGAGCAGGATGGTCAGCTAGAAGTAGCCAAGCTTGGGGTGAGGGTAGCAGAAACAAATACTAAAGAAGAACTAGAAGCGGCCCGTATAGCCTCCCACAAACAAGTGGCCGGCGCCAAGATAGGAATTGATATCGCAAAACAGATGACAGATAAATGACAAAAGAATTAGATATACTTGCTGTTAATGGTATTTTTGACTATTTAAGGTCAAATATTCGTGATCAGATGAACGAGCTAAGTGATCATCTCAGCGATGGGGGTTGCAAAGACTATTCGGATTATACAAAATGCTGCGGAATTATACAGGGTTTGGCCCTAGCTGAGAGAGAAATACTCGATGCAAAAGATAAATATGAGAAGCTTTAATAGTAAAGCAGCTGGATTTTTAGATGTGTGAAATGACTCTGGGCATTTTCCCAGTGCAATGACTCTAGGCATTACCTAGTGCAAAACGACTTTGGGCGTTTCCCAATGCAAGGAGGAAAAATGGGCGAACTAGCTAAGCTTCCAGAGCAAAGCGAAGAAGATGATGCTCAATACGCGAACCAATTACCAAGCCCTCGGGGCTATAAGATATTGATCGCGCTTCCAGACCCAGACAGGGCGTATGATGGTGGCATACTGAAAACTACCAAGACTGTTCAGGATGAAGAAGTTGGGTCGATTGTGGGG